GTGCCGAGCAAGGCATTTCCGGAGCGGGATTTGCCCCATTTTTACCGCGTCGGACCCACTTTTTTACCCCTTCGCAGGTAATGCCGTTGGGTCGTCTTCACGCTTTCATGCCCCAACAAATCCGCTGCCGCCTGGTCGCCGTGATCGTCTGCGGTGTCGTCTGCCGCCTTGGCCCGCAGATCGTAAAACCACATCGCCTTGATTTCGTCAGCCAGCTCTGGGTTGGCAATGGCCGCCGCTTTTCGCGCGTCCTCGAAGTGATTGCGCAGCGTGTGCTTGGTCAGCGGCAAGCCTCTTAGATTGGTGGCAAGGTTGGCGCACCATATCTTGCACGCAGCCTTGCGCGCCGCGATGCGATCCAGCAACTTGCCGAATTCGCCCTCGACCCTGATCCGCAATGGCTTGCCGGTCTTGGACTGCTTCTTGATGACAAAAACGCCATCAACAATCTGGCGCTCCGTGAATGCCAGCACGTCGCCGGGGCGCTGGCCGGTCAGGTAGGCAATATCCATCGCTTCGCGCAGCGGGACGCTGGCGCACCCCCACACGGCCCGGTAAACCTTGTCCGACACATCGACCTCACGCTTGCCAAGTGCGAAACCCTCAATTCCGCGCACCGGGTTTTCAAGCTCCGTGTAACCCCATTCCCGCGCCTTGTTGAACATGTGGCTGAACACGCGCTTGAGGCGGTTTGCCGTGGTGGGCGTCTTTTCCTTCCAGTGCAGCAGTGCATGGATGTGCTTGGGCTTGATCTGATCCAGTGGGGCGGGGGTTGGCTTGCTGAAGAACTCGCGCAACATCTTGATATCGCCTTGCTGCGTGGCCTGCGTGGATTTTGCTTTGAGCGGCAAAACTTCGCGCTCGTATTTATCGGCCAAGTCAATGAATGTCGTCACCACTTCCGTGGTGTCGCTCGACAAGTCAACCCACTTTTTTACAGCCAGGGTGTAATCGGCCCCGAGCGGTATTTCTTTCTTGCCGTTGTCGAAATAGTAATAAGTCTTACCGGACTTTTGCGGGCGTGCGCGAAACCCCTTCATGATTTTCCCCTATGCCAGTGACGGCTCCCAGCTTGATGATTGTTTGACCTCAACCCCGCCATTGATGACGGCCCGCGAGACTTTCGGCCGTCCGATGGCTGATTCGTGAAATGGTATCTTCATTCGCTTGAGCGCGGCGATTTGTCGTTGCTCGCGGGTCTTGCCGTCTTTGCCGGTCACTTCGATCTTGTCTGAGAATAACCGCAAATGCTTTCCGAGTAGCTCAAGGCTGGCCTTTTTATCAACCAAGCGAATCTTGCTCACATACTCAACATCTTCCGGTTCGCCACCCGGCATGCGCTTAGTCACGACTTCGATTGACTGAATGCCAGCTGCCTCATCCTCGGTCATCGATGCAACGCTTTTGAGTTGTCCGCCATCGGTAAACAAGTTGCGAATGTTTGAGAACCCAAGCTTTGCAGACTCAACCAGCACACGATCTGCCGTGATCCGCGTTCTTTCTGCCCGTAAATCAAGGGCTTCTTGGATGGCGTCAGCTATAAAAGGTTTGCTGAGGTTCTCAGAAGCGATTGCCTGAGCGGTATCGGCACTATATCCAGCCCTGATTGCAGCCTGAGTTCCATTTAAATCAATAACATACTCGTTAATGAAAGCTCGCTGCTTAGCAGTTAGCTTCTTTGGCGTAGCTTCTGCTACCTCGCTCATTCTGATAGACCGGTGATAACTTAACTGGATATGCAGACGATCAGCTCATTGGCCGGGTCATTATCTGGCTGACGGGCGCATGTGAAGGTGAGGCGTCAGATATTACCGATTACGCCAACACCAACGGCACATTGACATTCACCGCATTGACGACTGCGCCGGGTAACGGTGACACGTTCAAGATCGTGTAATGTCACTGTCAGGCGCACAAGTCACCCGGCTTTGGCCCTACGGCGGGCCGGGATTCAATTACGGTAATTTTGCCGGAAAGGTTCCCGGTGAAGACGACACAACTCCCGATGCGTTCAGGGCGTTATGGGCGGGTAGTAGTTACGTCTTATGCTGGTCTGTTTAATAGACAGGCGTGCTGGCATTGTGTTTGTGATTGCGGGACTATTGTTACAGTAAGCGGGTATTCTCTTAGGTCGGGCGATACGCGGTCATGCGGATGTTTGCGCAGTGAACTGATAAGCGCCAGATCAAGAACGCATGGGGAAGGTAGTGGCCGCAATGTCACGACTGAATATCGAGTATGGATGAACATGAAGGACCGTTGCTCGAATAGGAAGAACAAGGCCTATCCGCGTTACGGTGGCCGCGGAATTACGGTGTGCGATAGGTGGCAGCATAGCTATGAGTCTTTTCTTGAAGATATGGGGCGCAGGCCGGATGGGCTTACTCTGGATCGCATCGACAACAGCAAGGGCTACTCGCCTGAAAACTGTCGATGGGCAACTCCAGCGGAGCAAGCAAAGAACAGGCGGTCAAATGTAATGGTTGAGTATTCCGGCAAGCGCATGAATCTAAAAGACGCCTCCGTTTCTGCTGGCCTTCCATATAAGACTGTCTACGCGCGTATAGCTGGAGGATGGTCTTTTGATGCAGCTATATCCACTCCGGTTCGCATAAGGCGCTAGTGTGCTCGATGAGTACCTTAGCCTGTTTGGGTCCATGTCGCCTGAGCTAAAGGCCCAGACGGCTAAGGTTATTATTGAGGGGACGGAAAAGTTAAAGCGATTCGTCCCTTTACCGGGAGCGCAGACAGAGGCTTACTTAAGCAAGGCAGATGTGCTGCTTTATGGTGGTCAGGCAGGCGGCGGCAAGAGTTATTTGCTGATGGGGCTCGCCTCCCAAGAACATCACCGATCAACAGGAATGTCGAGCTTGGTCCAACCAGGCATGATGACAACTTCGCCCATTATGCCGCCTCTAGCGCTTGATTCGCCTTACCTGCTTGTTCTGCAACCTCGGCCACTTGCCCAATCGCAGCGACTTGCTGCGCCTGTTGTTGCTGCATTTGTTTCTGCTCAATAAACGCCGCCATTTCATCCTCAGTCGATAGCCACTTCATTGGAGTGGAATTGCCTTCCAGCGCTTCACGCAAGCCCAATTCAGGCTTAAGCACCCCAATAAGGCTAGGATCAATCTCCATCGACTCGGCAGTGAGCGCAATCGCTTCGCGCCACTTCTGCGTCTTCTTTGACTCAATCGCTTCTTGCAATGGATTGTGGAACTTGAACTTGACGTTCTTGCCCTGCAACTCACGCGGGAATTCATCTGGCCTGCCGAACGCCTGAACCGACATCAGCAGCTCAAACGACTGCTCGCATATCTGCCCGTTGTAGTCGTCCTCTAGCGGCTCAAACAATGGCAAGGCTTGGCGAATGTATTGCTGTACTCGCTGCGATACTTCATACGCAGTCTGCTCACCAGCCTGCGCTGGCAATGTTAGCTTGTTAATATAGAACGCGTTAACGATCATTTCACGCGTGTCGCGAGACATCTCAAGCCCAAACGCATAACCAGACTTGTCTTGAAAGATCGGAGCCAGCACGTCTTTTAGCGCGCGGTCACTCTCTACATCTGCTTTGGTAATACCGCCAGCAAAGTAGTTGATATCCTCGCGAATCACGTCAGAGGCAGCCAGCAACGGAGGGCGCACGGCCATCTCTCCAGCCTCCAGCATCGAAAGCGTCATGGCTTGAATCAATCGAGCGTCAGGCAATGCAATGACGGTTGCAGGCGAGTGCGCATATTGGGAGCCAGAGACGGTCTTCCAGCGTGGAATCGTGTAGCCAATAACGTTCTTCTGCACCACTTCAAGGATGGTCTTATTCTCCACCTCGACCGTGATATGAACGTACTTACCGGTAATCTCGCGCTTGCCAAAGTAGTTCTCTGACTTCATTACAATGCGGCGGCATTCAATTTCGCAATAGGGATTGTCTTTAGCCTTTTGGTGAGCCTTGTCAGGCAGCTTCCCAGGAAAGCGGCGGTTAAGGTCGTAATAGGTCGGCTGCCATTTATGGTGAACCTCACACGTCTTGCCCGTGATGTCGTCGCACCACGCCACGTCTCTAATATGCCAACAACGATACGAGAGGGAGAGCGTCTCCCAGTTTAGTTCGTTGCTGATCACGCACTGACCAAACGCGCTAAAGTCGTGGTCGCCTTCTTTCGTGGCACGAACGAACCCGCTATCGCGGTCGTACATCGCTCGAAACTGCGTTTTGGTTATGTACTCAAGCTTTCGCTTAGCATCAACGCCCAAATTCTCATCGCGATCTACTGAAACATCCATCCACTGTTCGCCCTTGGGGCGAGTCATAGCGGAAATCTGATCGCCTAAGTCGCGTTGAACAGCTAAGGGGAAGCTTGAAGACAAGTGAGATGCGAAGTCAGTGCCCCAACTTCGCTTGGTTGTGAAGTCCGCACGCTCTACGTAAAAGTTATCGGCAATCTCTTGCCAGTACGGCAGCATCAGATCATGCTTGCCGAATACGTAATCGCTTCTCTTTAGAAGCTCAGTGACGTTCATCCTAACGT